TACTTGTAACAGCCGCTACGCCATAATTTGAAGGATCGGCATTAATTTTAGCCACGATTTGAGTAGCAATGTACTCTCTGCGTAACTGAGCCGTTGTACCTTCAACAGCCAAAGAAAGGCTTGTTTTGTAAGAATACAGCTTTAAAGGAGATTCAGAACCAGAGATATTACGTCTTGAGTCGCCGATTAATACTCCATAAACTGTACTTCCAACTGGAACCCATGTAGTATCTACACCTCCAATTGTTACTACTTGTGGTACTTCAGCTTTATATTTAATCTGCTTAATAGAAGATAGTAATTTCTTCCATGTAGCACTTAAACCAGCTATGGTGATGTACCCACCACTGCTTTGTACGTCAGTCGCTGCGGACGTGCGTAACAAAACTGCTTCGTTAATTTGTTGTTTTGCCATGATTTTTGTTTTTAAGTTAAATTATTAATGTTGTAAATATAACATATTTAGCAACGCTAAAGCAATGCTATGAAATATTTTTATTTACCTCCTTATCAACAAACATAGCTTTATTAAAGTCCGATATGTCCCCGCTCAAAATTCCCGCCACAACCCAACACATTTTCTCCTGCACCTGTTCTGGTAAATTACTGTCCACTAAAATAGAGGTTAATATCACCTGTCCACTAGTTAAATCTTGCGTTGAATTAGTTGTAAACGTATCGGCTGGATTGTACGTAACGCCATTATATTCGCTTTGGTTAACCACCGTATAGTTTGTGAAAGGAGCTAAAACCCCCACTCCATCATCAATTAAATTGCTCTCATTGCCCATATAAAAGTTAGAGGGCGTTTTAAGATAAGTTAATTCACAAGTTGGCGTTCCTGTTGTCCCGCGATAAACTTTCCATCCAGTAGCGTCTTCTCTTTGAAAGATGTATTTATTAGTCGGCGCTGTATATGTATTTTGCAACTGCCTGTTAAGCTGATCGTCATCGGTTGGCGTTACTTCCGCTAATGTCCCGTCAATAAAGACATTCATTACCTGAAAATAATAATAGTCGGCAGGATAATTAATGTGGCTTACAATATAATCAGAGGTGGTTTGTAGCGTTGTAACGGCTGGAGTAGCGTCTGTTTTAAGAGTATATAAATACTTCCTTACTTCATCAGGTTGGTCTTTAAAAAACTCTACAATTTTCTTTTGCACCATCACAAAAGTTATATTTATCTGATTAAAAGTAAATCGGGATGTTCTTGAGCGGTCTAAATAAGACATCACTCGTTCGTAGGAAGAAATTGCGTTCATTGTAAATGTTTTGCCATAAAGATAAATAAAAAAGGCGGTTATTAGCCGCCCTTTAAATTTGTGTTTAATGAATGTTATGCTTCAGTAGCTTCTAATTTCTTAGCATCTATTTTAGCCTGTAGCGCCTCTGGTGAAATTTTAGCTACTTGCCATCCTTTCACCCCTAAAGCTTTTGCTTCAGCTCTCAAGGCTTCCATATCAACCTTTGGCGCAATGTTTTTTTCAACATCACCTGTTGATAACTTTTTTTCTCCCATCTGAGTTATTAAAGCCTCCATTTCAGCTAATCGTTTCTTTAGAGCCTCTTTTTCAGGGTCTTCGCCACCTACCATAGGTAATGAAGTGATTGGCTTAGATGTTTGCTCTAATCCTTTAGCTCTTTTATCAAGAGTAAATGTATTAATAGCCGCCGCCAAATCAGGATTCTTAACTAAATGAGCAATTGCTAATTCCTGAGTCTTACCAATGTTCATTCCGCCGTATTTAAATCCTTCCATTGGATTAAATTCAATTACAGCCATTGACATCGCGTTTTTAAGAATAGTAAGGTAAGTTTTAGTTGGGCTGTTATACATATCCAAAAATTCCTTAGCTCTTGGAGCCTTTCCGTTAACCCCCTCTACAACGTTACACAATTCATTAGCTAATACCATCGGCGAATAAACATCAGGATTAATGCCCATATTACGAGCGCAATCCTTCAATTCTTCCCCATAAGGAAGTGACTCAATAATTTCAATAGCTTTTTTCTTATGTGAACGCGTGTCGATTTCTTTCTGAGCCGCCGCTTCTTTATCGCGCACCTTAAATCGAGGTCTGCCTTGCGTGTCTACAAATTTACCAGACTCAATAGCCTTTAATACTATGCAGCACAATTCAGCTTGCATTGGGTCAGTACGATCAAAAAAGGTATTATTACCCAATCTTAATCTTTGATACTGAATCTCCTTGCTGATATTGTGAATTCCAGTTGGTTTGCCCCAGATAATTCCAGTTTTTTTGTCTACAAACTTTGCGTAAGACGCGTTATTAGATAGTCCGCGTTCTGAATCTGTTTTCTTTAAAGCCTCAATTTCAATCATCCCGTGTCTTGGACATATATCAGAATTGTCAAAATTAATATGCTTGTGCTTCATTCCGTTACCATCTTGTACCCAAATGAATGGTGAAGTGGTATCTACTGTGTTATTTACGTTTTCCATTTTTTTTATGCGCCTCTCGCGCTTTTAAATTATTTAATAAAGGGCAATAGAGGTTTTCTACTGCCCTAATTTATTTCTAGCCCTTGTAGATAATACCGCAAAGTGAAGTATTATAAACAACTAACATATCTTGTTTTAAGCAAGCGTATTTGTTAGCATCTTGTTCTGACTGTACGAAACCAGCTTTACCAGTTAAACCTAAGAAGTCAGCTTCAACCATTTTACGCGACAAGCCATTAGCCTGTTTGTGTAAAATTTCCATAGTAGGACTGTCGCCTGAACCAGACTTAGACATACCAATGAAGAAGATTGTGCTTGACATATCAGGATTACCTTGAGCGTCTAACGATGTAAACATACGAGGGTCATCAAACATTGTGTGCTTAATGAACGTACAGCTGTTACCGTTAAGGTTAATGCGCATGAAGTTCATACCAGTTCCAGTTTTTGCTCCACCAGCTTCTTTAGAATCAAGAACAGTTTGGAATAAACTTGTATTTTGATTACCAGAAATTGTCGGCGCAACACGCTGTAAATTAGCATAAGCAGCAGTACCACAAATACCATAGAACTCGATCTCATCAATTTGATTTGAACCAAGTTGCATAGTCTGCATAATGTCTTCAAAGTCATCAGCAGTTGGATTTCCATCTGAACCAGAACCGTAAAGAATGTTGTTACCATTTACTTGTTGTTCGAAACCATCACCTTGTACGATAGGGAATCCTGTTTCAGGATCGTTTCCTAAAGCAGAAGTTGTACGTAATGAACCATCAGAATTCTTCATAGAAGATACTCCGAATAATTTATGACGCTCGTCTTCAGCTGACATGATAGCTTTTAATTGTTGTACTTTAGTGTACATCCAACCTCTTGCCATTCCTGCTGCGTTTGAATATTCATACCATAAAATATCAGAATCAGCATCACCAGTAATGGTAGCTGTTTTACGCTGAATAGTAGTATGAGTAACAAATACATCAGGCTTTTTATCGCGAGAATAACCACGTAATGAACCTTCACCAAATGAAGTGTGAACTGGCATACAGGTAAAAGTTCCTGTTTGAGCCGCCACATCAGTTGCATAAGCGAAAGTTGCTCCATCAACAGTTTGAAAAGTGTAAACGAATCCTGAAGTAACATTACCATTACCACCATCCATTACACGCGCTTGTAAACGAGAGTTGAACATTACAACATCACCTTGGTTAAGGTAATCGCTTTGCATTAATAATTGGAACGCTCCGCCAGTTGCAGAAGAACCAATTTGCGATAAGATAACCGCGTTAGTTTCGATACGGCCAATCACATCAAAACGATATGCTTTATTGCCAATACCACTTCCTTTACCTACAAGGAATTTTTGCTTTGCTCCAGCTTCAGCGTTAATACCATAAGGTGTAACTGCTCCATCTGTTAACAACGTCATAATATAACGACGATTTTTATACTCTAACCATTTACGGATTTCGGGCTTTAGCGCCTGATTCCTGATTAAGTCATTTTCATCTGTACAGGTCGGGCCAAAAGTGCCTTGTACGATGTTTATTTGTCCTTGAAGTGCCATAATTTGTTTTTAGTTTTTGAGTTAATTAAAGTTTTTACTCACTACTAAAAGCCTTTTCTTCTTTTAAAATGTCAAATTGATTTGTTATCGGTTTTTTTGTTACTACTTGATTAGCCCCGCCTGTTTTAACTGTAGTTGGCGTGTTGTGTAACGTCTTCTTTTGTTCCAGTAATAATTTTTCCCGAACTCTGTTCTCGTAGGATTGCATCCCCTTATCATGGAACTCAAGCATTGTTATGGCTCTTGCCAATTTCTCAGGATTGTTTAACAAGTCATTAACAGCACCACTATTAATTTTATTAGCGAGAAACTGTCGGTCTGTTTGGTTTAAATTCTTGTCCAAGAACGAAGGAACTCTGTCCAACGCTTTAATTACTTGTTCAATTTTCGCCTTTTCAGCCGTTGATTTTTCTTGTAACTGACGAGTCTGATACTCTTGTATTTTCTGTTGTTGAAAATTCTGTATGTTTACTTTTTCTTTGTTAAGATCAATTCTGATTTTAGAATCCAAAAGGTCAAGTTGATTTGAGTCTTTTATCTTCTGCATTTCAACATCAATCATTTCGGGAGTGTACTCAGGATTAGATAATCTAATATCTTCTCTTATAAGCTCCTCTTTCCCTAATTTCAAATAGTTGTCTATTGTTAATGTCGGCGTAATAATTTGCTCTAATGTTAAATCAGGAATAGCATTTGCTAATTCTAAAGCAGTTGCTACATCGGGCTTTAATTTACTAAACACCGATTCTTGAGCTTCAGTCTTTGCCTTTTCAATTTCAGCTTGCCATTTAGCTGTTTCAGCTTTTTCGTAAACGTCAAACCCATTTTCTTCTTTATAATCGGCTGGCACTTCTAATCCTTTAGCTAGCATTAAAGCTTTCCAAGTGCCGTCTTCAGCGCCTAATAAACCAATCTTAACCTCGTCTTCTGTTACAAAGCCTTCTGTTTCGGTTTTCTTTAATTCAGCCGCTGAAATTTCTTCTTTGGTGGCTGTTTCTGGTAATCCTAATTCAACTGCCTTAGCTTTTAGCTCATCCGCGATTTTTGTTTCAGCCGCCTTAATTTCTTCAGGTGTGGCTGTTTCTGGTAGGCTTAATTCTTTGGCTTTTGCAACTAATGCTTCAGCATCTTTTACTTTATTGTCGGCCTCTAATTTATCTTTATCCGCCTGTTCTTGAGGCGTAATTGTTAAATTAAGGTCAACTTCTGTTTTGGCAGTGCTGCCAGTGTCATCTGATTTAAAAACTGGTTCGGTTTCCAATATGGCAAACGGGTCGTTTTTAACATCAGGTGTAGGTGTAGGTGTCGGCTCTCCCGATTTGTTTACAACTATGTCTGTGTTTTCTTCCATTTTTATGTATTATTTTGAATGTAAATGTATTAAGTTTTATTGACCTTGCAAAAATTTATTTTCAGCGTTATGCTGGTCATTAACCAACTTATTGCCAGATTTATTATCATCAATAGCCATTTGACCCTCTGTTTCAGCTCCAATCTTTTCTAACATCAGGTTTCTGGTTTCAGTTAATTGTTGTTCATGAATTTGCTGTTGTTGTTGTAACATTTGCTGTTGCATAGCCTGTTGATTTTGAGCATCCGCCGCTTGTTGTCTTATTGCGTTTTCCTGAACTCTTACATAAGCATCTTCAAATATTTGTTTGGCTTCTACAAAGGTTTCTGACATTTCAAATTTCAATACTTCCAAAGGAGTTATTTGCTGGGCGTTAATAGAAAACTCAAGCATTTGACGCATCTTTTGTTTGATCTCGTTATAACGTCCGCCGCTTTGTAAATACACGCCGTAATCCCTGAATCCAATCTCAGTAGTGATTTGCATATACTTAAACTTCTCACTACCTAAAATTTGCTCGCCCTCATCCTGTCTGTAAAACGCATAACTAATCTTAGAAGCCTCCGCAATACGCATTAACACTTGTTCGGTATAAAGCTCCATTGCGTAATAAATAGGGGCTGTTTGCGTCCGCGAATTTTCTATAGCTTGCTGGGAATTCGTTACGGTAGCAGATGCCTGAATAGACCCCTCCCTTGTTTCGTTAATACCAGTAAGTCTATCCATTGTCATTAGAATCTGGTCTTTAAGCGCCAACAATTGTTGCACTGACTGACTTAACCCTAAATCGAATTCTTTAAACAACTCCATCCCTGATAAATTACGATTAGCAAAGTTTCCTGAAGCTGAACTGTCAACATCAATAAAACTATCGTTAGCCATATCGTAGGCAATTTCCTTTAGCGTCCGCTTTTTCGGCAACGCTGCTCTGTCGTACATGATAACCTTACCCTTAAATTTAGCAAGTTCTTTCATTATCTGATACATTGTAATATCAAATAGATTATCAAAATTCTCTATTACTTTCTGTACTGAAATTCTTAGTCCATCAACAGTACCAACATTAATACCGATATAAGAACTATCAAGTATATAAGCTGGGTTATCGTGACGGCGCATTTGGAATGGTTTACGGCGCATATTTTTAAATATTACCCCTCCAATCATTGTCCCCTCCCACAAATCTTCTTCCCACTTAGTTTCGATTACATATTTACCCTTTTCAACGTCCTTTTCAAAAGCTTCTTTATTAAGTTCATATTGTTTAGGACTTATCTCAATTGTCACCTTTTCGGTTTCGCTACTCCACTCTAATTGATTGGTGGTTTTAGGCGCGATTTTATAGTAACGAGGCTTCATTGCCTTCCATTCAATATGAATAACGTCCACAAGTAATTGCTGTCCGTTCATAGTCCCCATCCACTGTCTTGTTGACCAGTTATCATACCAAGTGTTCTGCATATCCTGAAGCATATTTTTTTCAGCTTCAGTGAATTCATAACGATTCATTAATTGATAAACTGGCATCCTTTGGCGACAACCCTTAATCGGACTCTTTTCTAAGAAATAATCATTCTCAATCTCCTGATAAATTGCATCGCGCGGATCAATTTTCAAATAATCAACATTACCCTTTTCGTCAATTTCAATCTTACCATAACAAGAACTTGTAACACAAACATCCAAGAATTGCTCGCCAAACTTTTGAACTAAATTTAGCTTCTTAATCTTCTCATTTATAATAAGTTGCATTATATCTTCGCACTTATCTTTGGGGCTATATTTATCCCAAATCGGGTCTTCTTCAGAGCTTGGTATTTGAGCGCCCTCCATTACATCTACTCCCGCTTTATCTCGCAAATCTTCTAATGCTGGTTTAGCTAACATAGCGCCCGTCATAAAATCCATTTGACGCATCTTATCGCTTATTGCCTCTATGTTAATAGTTTCAACAGTAGCTGCTAATGGTCTTTTGATCCACTCTCCGTGAAGTAAATTTAGTTTAGTTCTACCCGCGCGATAAGCTATGTATTTAGCTTTATTTTGTTTGCCGTAAGTTTTTTCCCACAGTCCGTTATGTGAGGCTGTTTTAACGCCATTATACGACTGATAAAGCGAAGTCATTTGCTGTCTTCGCCAATCGTATGTTGTAAGTAAATTTCGTGCGTAAAATAAAAACCCTTTACACCAATCAGGTGTTTTTTGTGTTTCGGGAACTGAAATGTCGGGCAGACCAATATAATTACTCATTTTTTAGAATTGATTTCACCAAAAATAAGCATTTTTTTGTAACTACGTACCAAACAGGTCGCTATCTTGCTCATCGTTTTTCAACTCCTGAGTTTCTACGTTATGATGGTAGTTTCCGTTTCTGTCAAAAGTGCCAGCGTGAAGGTTGAAAGCTTCATCAATATCAGAGTCGTCGTGATTAGATGGAGGCGCTTCTTCTGCCGCTGCTTGCATTAAAGCAATCCCATAAGCATCCGCCAAATCGTTATCCGACCCTTCTTCAACTTCATCAAAGTTCTGCAACTGATTAATTAATTCATCAAACCATATCTGGTCAACATTATAATAAATAGCGGTATCCATTAAACCTACCATTTTAGGTCGGCTTCCCTTTGTTAACAATATTCCGTGAACGTGAGTTTGGTCTGAATTAGAGTTTTCAAATGCTTTTGGACGTAAGGCTAAGTATTGTTGTCCGTAATTTTCTTCGAAATATTTTATCACATGAGGTTTTGCAGCATCTATCAAAGTAGCCCCTTGTAAATTATAATACACAGCTAATTTTAAACACATTTCATAAAACATTTCCTTACGCTTAGGTCGCGTACAAATTACCGCAACAGGCGCTATTTGCGGGGCGTTTACAATAGTATTAGCTCGTATCAATACGCACATAGCCCCTAATGATTTAGAGGTCTTAGAAGTGTCCTGATCGTAGCTGTCGATTCCGCCTGAATATAGCCCCCAATATCCTTTTAATGGATGTCCGTTGTCAAGTATTAAAAATGTAGTTTCGTCTTTATCTTCTTTTGTAGCTGGTTTTGCAATTATTTGTAAGGGAATTTTTCTAAGCTTTGTATTCTCATCCATCGCCCAATCCAATTTCCATCGGGAATATTTTTTTGGTGAATTAGAAACAATATATTCTTGGTCGTTTAGTTTTTCAGTGTCGAATTCATTAACCGCCGTTTTTCTAAACATATCCTTTTCTTCTAAAGGATTGTTCTGCTTATACTCTAAATACTTCTTTTTATTTCCGCTTTTAGCAAGCTTATCTGACTTCTTTAAAATAAATTCTTTCGCCGCTATTTCATCTTCAACTCCAATTAATTCAAACTTTTTGTGGGTCAATAATAAATTAGGAATCTGCTCAATAATTTCTCCGTTACGGGTAGCGCCTCCGTAATTTGGCTTGTGCATTCGAGTGGCTGGCGCTAAAAATTTAATCATATTAAATTCATCAGCGTGTTCCCAAATATATTTATAATCTTTAGAGCCTTTATTTACATTCCCCGCTGTACCGTAAAAAAGCATCGTGCCAATTTGTTTATCACCATCAGTTAATGTATCCTCAGTTGCATTATAAAACTCAATAAGATTAGGAAATTCTCCGCACTCCTCTGCTACAACATCGTTTAAATATAATCCCTTAAATAAATTGGGGTTATTAAACATTGTTCTAACGTGAATTTTATTTTTTGTTCCTTTATCAATCCACTGATTGTTTTCGTCTTGTATTTCATAACCCGCTTGTACTTCATCGTTATTACTAATTAATGTTTTAGTTTGTAATTCAAGTGGCATTAAAGAATCTCCATTACTCCACTTAGTCATAAAATCTAAAGCATAATCTTTTAACCCTGCCGCTATACCAGCGTTATATCCATACGTAAATCTATAACCATAATCAATTACAGCCTTATGCGTAAACTCTGAAATACCTTTTCGTCGCGCTTTACCAATAATTATATTTTTACCTTTAGATTTAGCATATTCATATAATAAGGAAATTTCGTGGTGCAAATCAACTATATCTGGTGTAATAATACCGTTAATAGTTGACATATAATTAAAGTTTAAATAATAATAAAACCTTCCTGTTATATATGTCCCGCCACTTTGGTAGCCGTTAAAAATCCTAAAAATTTGCTCCTCCCAGTACTTTTCAAAATCTGGCGTTCCTTTTACTTTAGGATTTAATCTTGAGTCTGCATATTTCGGAATTCCGTAACGTGCGACAGGATTTAAGCAACAGCCCTTCCCTTTATAATATGGCGGACGTAAAATCATTTCTTGGCTATTACTTTTTCATAGTAAGACTTCCTATCCATTATCTCCTCAAGCCAGCTTCGCTCCATATTACCCTTGATCTTACCCTGTTTTCTTATCGATTCGGCAACTTCACTCTCTAATTCAATAATATCTTTTCTTAGTCCTGAAATAATTTCGCGGGCATTCTTAATGGCTGTTACAGAAGTTTCGTTATCCACAACTTCTAACATCTGCTCAATTTTCTTTTGATACCTAGCTACCTGTTCTACTTTTGGATTATACTGAAGTGATTTATACACCTCTATCGCGCGATTAACTTTAGGGGATGTAAGAATTTTAGGATTATTGTCATTCCATACGTGAATCATAGCCTTTCGGATACGGTCTTCTTCAGGAAACTGTCTATAAATACTAAAATAGTCGTAAGCAAGAATTACATAAAGCAATTCGTCTTCGTTAAGAACCCCTAATTCGGGGGAAAGTTTAACCACTTCTGGTCGTAAAATTACGTTTTGGCGGTCATCCGCGTAAATAAGTAAACTCATATATCTGTGTTTCAGCCTCTCGCTGTTGCAACAAATATAGGGAATTATTTAATATCGCATATAGTAGTCCTTGCCTTTATGCTTAACATGAGATATAAAAGAGGTGTCAAGCGTGTCAGAAATTATTGTAAAAGCTAATATAAGAATCTGGGCATCTAAGTATCCAATAGCTAAAGCTGTTATTTCTCCGCAAAAAATTGCGAGCGGAATTAACAATGCGTTAATGGCAATAAATCCAAGCAAAAATGCAAATATCAATAACCAACCTTTTTTTCTACATCGGAATCTAACTATCTTGTATAAATAGTCGTTGTATTTTTTCTCCGCCCATGTTTTTTTTCTTTCTGGCGGCAATTTATAAATAACACTACATATAGATGGGCTATACACCATTAACATATCTTGCTTTAAAAAAGCCGCCTTATATTCAAACTCATTTTCCATTAAAACGCTTCGTTTGTATCCTCTGCCACTACAACTTTACTAGCCAATAAAGCATCTATTTGAGGCTTGTATGTTTCGAGTAATAATTTAACGTCCGTCTTAAGATAAACAACTGGTATTACTTGATGTTTTGTAAAATCATCGGGCGGAATAAAATGGATAAACAATCGTTTAATTTTTCGCCCCGTTAAATTTTCCCACATATATGCGTATAAACTTAACTGTAATGAATATTTTACATAATTACATTCTGACAAATGCTCAAATGGCGGGTATAGATTTTTACTATACTCGCTATTGTATAAAATACCCTTCGATTTATTTGTTTTGAAATCAGAAATAATAACAGAAACATTTTTTCCTGTGCCCACCGCTGAAATTTTATCCGCCGTCCCCGCTATACGATATTGCTCATCGTACAAACACACCTCGTCGTGACTACGCCATCCCTTATATACTTCCAATATGCTTTTCAATCCTTCTTCCCATTCAGGTTTTTCACAAGTCTTGAATTGATTATATGTTTCAAGGGCTTCGTGTATGCTGGTTCCGTGATCCCGCGCGTCATCGCCTTTAGCCTTCCATTCAGCAAGTTTTTCTGGCGTGGCGTTTTTATACGCGAACGTGTTTTCAAATGGTTCTGATAGCATATTCAGAATTTTTGATACCGATATATACTCATCGCTGTTTACGTGCGTGTAAACGTGTTTAATAGGCTCTAAAGCCACTTTCTCCTCGAATAGTCCGTGAGCCATTATTTTTCTTTAATTATTTCTAAAATACGTTTAAACTTACTCTTTTTAGCGTAAGCTGTTGTAACAACTATAAAAACACCACTTATTTCGTCACGCGTATATAAATAATGGTCATCGCTTTTATAAACATTTCCATATTGATGCCTGAAGGTATAAATGCCTTGTTTCAGTTTTGGTTCTACCATAATTATGCTTTTTTAAGTATTGGTTCTGGTGTTTTGTTTATTGTGAGTACATTTTCATCTGCATTTAAAGTGAAAGTTTCTTCTACCACTTCTGTTTTTTGTCCGCCAGCAATTAAATCTTCTGTAATGTCAGTATCATCGTCAACAACTAACCCGTCAGCCTCAAGTACCACGCAACCAAATTTTTTCTCTAATATGCTGGATAACAGCTCTTTCTGTTCGTCAGGCGACATATTTTTAATAGCTTCAATATCTACACCCTGCTCTTTTGTCTTCTCGAACCAACGAACCAACACTTCTTCGTCGGTCACTTGAACTGAGCCAGACATATAATGTTCAACTTCTGTAATAATCTCCTTAATAATCAATTGTACAGCATCAAAGTTATGATAATTGTCGCCCGATTCAATCTTAGCTGTTTTAGGCTTTATCTCTTTATTACCAAGTGATAAAATAGAACCTTCCAGTATAAATCCAGTACCTTCGTCTTCAGTTGTGTCGATTACAATTTGCAGTCCCGTGATTTCTGTTTCTTGGATGGTGTAGTCTTTAGTGGCTTTATCTTCATCACCGCGCAAAATTCTACACAACTCCAAATAAAACGGTCTTAGTTCTTTAAATTTATTTTCAAGTCCCAAGTGAATAGGTTGCTTGTTCTTTTCCTTCACTTCTTTATTAAACACGCGACCATTCTTTTCAACTTGTGTAAGATGCGTGGTCAACAAACCTCCAAAACCGTTGCCCAAAATTTTTACTGATTTTAATTTCATTTTTTATATGTTTTAGTTATTGTTAATTTTCTCTTTATTCCAAATCCTATCAAGTAAACTTCCTTCGTCCGCCGAATAAGCTATTTTTTCCAAATCAGCCCTTAAATTTTCTTTATACTCATCTTCTATTTTTTGAAGCCAAGTTTTTTCAAAAAGTTGCCTTTGCTGATATTCGTCGTTACTTGCCATAATGTTTATTCCCGCACGATTCGCAAGTTTTAGTGGTTTTATATCGCCGATACATTTTACCCTCATATACACCTATTGAATCGCCTCCATTGTCAGTGCTAGTTAAAAGTGGCTCAATAAATTTTTCTGAGGCTTTAATAACGTCTCCATTGGCTCTAACGAGCCAAAAATCATCATACGCGTCAACTCTCGCTAATTCAGCTAAAGCGTGTCTCGATTCAGTAAACGAACCTTCTGGCAATTCTATTTCTCCAACCAATTTACTTTCATAAAAGTATTGAATCTTATCCCCCTTAAATGAAAGTCCGCCCATTATTGACTGAAGCTTAATTTGTATTTCTTGTCTATCCATTACACAATATATTTAAGGCAAATGCCCTGTCATAAAAATCATTCCTTTTGCCGTCTGCGATTTCTTTAACTAAAGCACCTATTGGCATATTAATTCCAGTGTTATTATACGTTCTAATAAGCCTTCCAAGTTGCCTTACAGATAAATTTAAACCGTCTTCCGCCAATTTAATTCTTATAGCCTTTTCGTTAGTTGGTTTAGGAAAAAAATTTTGCCCGTCCTCAGAAACAAACTTTCTACCGTCAATTATTACTTCTTCCATTAAAATATAGGTTTCGAAAGGTCTATTTTATTCGCTTGTTTAATCCGCTTCTTAATTTTTCGGGGCAGACGATATTTTCTTTTATTAAGAAAAATTCTATCAAAAGCCCTTCTCGTTTTTTCTGTAATAACCACTTCTTCCATCAATCCTGTTGTATCAAACAATTCTCATTTTCCATATACGACACATAACTATCCAAATCCTTAAACACCACTAAATGTACCGCCGCCGATTGTATCATTCTCCTTCTCTCCTTTGGTACAAATTCTATCAATTCCTGACTCCTATCAAAGTTAATAGGAAAGAAGCTCACTGTTACATCATAAGGTAATAACCTCCCATCCTCATCCACCGCTAAATTATCAGCCATTAAGTAAGTCCAAGATATTGGATCGGTTTCATCGCCCGACCATAAATTAGCCTCCTGTAAAAAGAATACAGTAGTATAAACAGCCTTCACGCCCTTTATATCCAATCCGTGATTCTTTGTTATGGTGTATTTAGAGGTCATTAGTTTTTCTCTTTTTTGGAGGGTTATTGAATTCATACACATCGCGCATAAAATCTTCTCTTAAGACGGTTGTCTCAACGCCCGATCCTTTCAGCACTAAAACATCCATCAATTTCCCTTGAGTGCCAGAGGTCGTTTCCTTGCAAGTGAAATATCTATTACGATTATACACCTTATTCGCGTTTTCAATTATTTCATCTATTCCCATATCCCTTGTTCTATGAATTTACCCTCATTACTGAATACCAATTTCGTGTAGGCATTACCTACTATCTTTTCTGAGAAAGTCGTTGTGCCGTCACTAGCAGAGCGTATTTCGCTATTCTGAAGCGCTATTACTTTTAATTTTTGGTCGGCGGAGAAACCTTCTAAATACCCATACTCCCCTACCTCTACTTCATTAACCTTACACTCTATCCCAAACCCCCTATACAGTTCTACAAACTTCTCTAAGTCGGTTTTGCCCGCATTTAATTTTTGCTGATTAGTGCCAAATCCATCTGTTGCCATAATTTTTATCGGTTTTACTTATGTTATGCAAATATACTATTATTCCCCTTGTTTAGTTATAGAATTTATTAACAGTTAATACCTTAAAGTTGTCCAATGGATTAAATTATACTCCGCCGATTTATTGAAATGCCCGAAAAACTTAACCGAACTTTCAAATCCATCATTTATAGCCAGCCGTTGTAATTTAGGCAATCCCAATAACTTCCCATCCACATAAACATCAGGGGGCAATCCCGCCAATTTATAGTCAATCTTTACAACCTGAGTGCTAACACAAGGCGTTTGCTCTACAAATCTTTCAGGACTCGAATGATAAGGTCTCCCACTCCAATAAGCCAAATCCAACATCATTCCTTTCTTAATCATAAAGCTTGGACGCATCGTATGATATTTCGGCATATAAACTTTAGGGGATTCTCCAGTAGTCAATAAGTCTAATGTTTCACGCCTAGTTAGCCCGCTCTTTAAACTTTGCATTATCTTCTCCCGAAAACTTGTCGGCGACCCATCCGCCCATTTTTGCATAAAATATATTATCATACCTTAATCCTCCTTGTTAAAATAATCATCATCCCGAAAAAATTCTTCCGCCGATGCAATATAAGGACTCCCATCACCAACCTCCTCAATCCTATAATTCCTATACTCACTCTCATTTAAAGCCTCCAACATCCCCGCCAATTCCTCATCACTCACCTTATAAACACTACTTATCAATACCCTTATAGCATTTTCTCTACTTATACCATATGTTGACTTACACCCCATAATTATCAGTTTTTCAATTTATACGCAAAGATACATATAAAGTTACAATAATTAATAACTAAATAAAAAATTATTTATAGTTATGAGGGGGATACTATGTCACCCTTTACGCGATTACGATCCCAAATGCCCGTACCCCCGCCTCTTTTTCTGGCGCTAATAGGTAAAAAAGGAATCTCTTATTTTTTGTTTTAATACGGGGGTTTTCGCATCAGGTTTGTTGTATTTCGCGTGTCCTATGCGTTTACATCAAATTTGTTGTGAACATAACCTGATGAGACAAGGGAAAGAATAGCCCCCGTGTGGTGTGATATAACAGTGCTTAGCGTTGCTAATGGGTGATTTAGCCCCTATTTATGCTAATATGCGACTGTATATCGGATAGAGTGTTACTAAATACGTATATTTGGGCTATATTTAACACTATTTATATGCAATTATACATAATAACTAAAGACGGAATACCCTTTCCTGATGCCTTTACAAGCAAGAAACAAGCCCTTATTAATGCAGGGATCAGCTACAACAACGTAACGCGTAATGCCGATACGATTAACAGGAATGGCTCTAAATACTGTTTATATTCAATTAGAGCGCATAAGATTAAAGGCAGGGGAAAGGGCTTTAAATGATTAATAATGCGTGTAATGGCTTTATTTTGCGTTTTAACTGATTTTGTTTATTGTCGGGCGTAAAAATTTAAGTTAGGCGCTAATATTTGAATGATATAATATCTCCCCTCCCCTTTTTTGGTGGTTTTGGGTTTTATTGATCCCTTGTGATTTATCCCTGCTTTAGGTATATGTTTAACTTTGGTACTTTTGCTTTGTATTGTTTATCTGCTATCTATAAGATGTGAAAGGTTATTAGTGTTTGGTTCGTCCGCCGATTAAAATTTGTTTGGGTGGTGGTAATTGGTTTGTGATGGGGTTTAAATGCTCTCTGGCGTGTTAAGTGTGTGGTGTATAATGTATGGTAATAGTCGGGCGCGAAAATTGTATAATGAATAAAAGATTAATTCTAATCGCAATTTTATTTCACTGTATTGCAATAGGTTGCAATAGGTTGCAAGATGTTTAAATAAATTGTTATAATTTACTGTAACCTTTAGGCGGGTAATACAGTATAAGAAGTATATTAGCATTGCAACGATAAATACTAACACACACATTAACCACTAAAACCTACTCAAATGAAAATTAGCGAATTGATTAAAAAACTTCAAATACTTCAAGAGAAACATGGAGATAATGAGTTAAGATTTAAAGCAAATGATTCTTTTGGAACGCTTGGCGGAGATATGAATCTTATTTTAAAAGTAGGTGAGGATAAACTAGGATTAGATTGGTTTGGCACTTGCACTAATAGAGATAGTAAGACCACTTTAATTGAATTCTATTTAAATAACGATTACGACAACAAAAAACCAAAATTAACATTTAGAAGCTAACCCCCTATACTAACCAATCATTAAAACCCTGTCAAACATGAGCGCAACTAAAAAACAAATACAATCTTTAAATATTTGCTTCGACCATAAAGGACTATTTACCTGCCCTTGTTGTAAAACTCAAAGTAGCCAATATCCTGACATTGAAAATAAAGGAGAGGATAAAACGCAAATATTTTGCAACTATGGATGTGGGTATATATTTTTAGAAGACCATCAACAAACAGAAGTTAGAAGCAACTGGTGGGAAGCATACCTTTAAAATTAACAAATAATAACCCTTATAAACCCTGTCAATTATGAAAACCACTAAAAAAGACCTCCAAGACCGCGTTAAACAATTAGAAGAACAGTTAAGCGAAGCCCGCGAGCGTAACGCAGGATTTAATAAATACAAGTTCGTTGAAGACCTTCAGACTGAAATTAAGGCACAAATTGAAAGCGGAGATATTGAAGATGAAGATGGTATCCGCGAATATATTGATAGTGATATTGATAATGCTGTTATTTACTACAAACGCGCATTTGAAATAGCTATGGAATTGAACGCTACCCACTTTGAAGATGATAACTTTGGAATGCCTAAAGATATTAGCCAGCACGCGTATTTTGCCCTTTATGAGTACGTATATAATGAAATTGATATGAGCGGGTTAAATGAGCTAATTGAAGAAAAGCAAAACGCCTAGCCTATGCAAACTAACCTATTAACTATTCATGAACTACTAGAAGTGGCTCTGAATTACGCACTTAACTAACTATTCCCGCGATTTTCGGGAGGTCGGGCGAGGACGAATGGCTACCTATTTAGATGGTGACCCGCTAAACCCTTCCGCACTTAAATATTAACATTTAAAACATAAGACTATGAAAGATTTAAAACATACACCAGCCCCGTGGATACACGAAGGACAGGGGATAATAGTAGCTGAAAAAAGAAAGGCTGTTATATTGGCAACCGTTAATGATATGACCACAAGTTTAGATTCTAAAAGAGAGTCAGTTCAAAACGCCAAACTAATAGCCTCTGCCCCTGAATTATTAGAGGCGTTAATCGGTATTCTTAATAGGAACGATGCCAGAAAAGCTAATAAACTAATCCCAATGGATATAGCTATTATAAAAGCAGCAATTAAAAAAGCCACTGAATAACTAACCTTAATACCTGAAATTATGCGCAAGGAAGTATATTTTTTAAGAATAGTAGATGTTAATGGTAAAATTCACCAGCAATATTTAAAACGCTCTGAAATTACCCTTCTGCCCACTATATTAGCGGAAAACAAATCCGTTAACATTGAAAGTACTTACATAACTAAAGATCATTATAAACTATTGTTTAACTGTTAAAACCCTGTCAAATATGAAACCTATTAAAACCTACACCCAAACCCCACAAGGCACAATGGTACACAATGGATATTTTATCCTTGATGCTGGAAATAGCCTAAAACACGTACCAATTAGCGAAGTAATGGGAGAAAGAGCACCAATAGAAAACCCTTTACCGCTTGTAATAGTGCCGATAGGTTAACTATTCCCGCGAATTCGGCTCTTTTGGCGAGGTTAGAGCAACGATAATAAGATGGAGATACCTAACTACCATTTAGCACTAAGCCCAGCGCAATTCAATTAATAACGCTTTAAAACTTAAATAAGATGAAAAAGTTAATATTTATCCCCGCACTTTGTAAATTTACAACCGTTGTGGAAGAACGCGAAACCTTTTATATTGCTGAATACAATAAGCGTGGATTTGAAACAATGGATTATCCAAAAGACCAAGTAACATTAATAAGTTTAAACTAAATACCATGAGAAAAATACCTAAAGCATATTGGATACTCCTAATGTACGCCATAGGTCGCGACGAATTAGGATACTGGGAAAAGATGGGCTATGATAGTGCCTATAGCGAAATTGAGGGCTTATACTCGCACTTTAACGCCTTCCATAAGCAACACCAAATAGAAGATTTTGAAACCGTTGTATTGGCTTATTTGCGGTCACAACTGCCAGACACAACGCAAATTTAAGCGCGGACGAGTAACGCCACACACAGAAAGCACAATTTAAATAGGTAGCCCTTCGTCCTGACCAAATAACCCTAATCCGTCGGAAAAGAAAATGAAAACAACAACTAGAAATAAACTAATTAAAATAATGAGAGAAGAACGTAACAGATACGCCCCTATCCCTCCTAAAAATAGATAAGCTATGAAAACGCAATACTGGAACCCTGACAAAAACGCATGGGTAGATAAATTACCGAAAAAGTTTATTGACAAACTTGTAAAAACAAGACAAGTGCCAACTGAAACTATTCAACCCGTAACCGTAACTAAGGAACAATAAAACCCCTATGCTAAGTAAAGACAAAAAATACTTTGCCCTGAACACCATAATCTTTGAAAAAGGACAGACAATCCAGCACAAGAATTTAGGATACACGGCTGTTATTAAAAGATTCTTAGCCCACGGTAACGCCCTTATTGAAATACCAAACACCCCCGAAAATCAACGTATCTGGGCTTGCTTGAAGGATTCTAAAGGCGCTTACCAGATAAAAGCTACTAACTTAGCTAAACATTTTAAACATCAAATACTAACTTTAAACCTATGAAAAAAACAGCGATTCAAAAAAGACATGAGATTTACACATCAGCCTTTACAAATTACAATTCTTTTACAAGCCAATCAGGTAGTAGGATGTTGGGGGCTTGCGAAGCGATAACTTGGGCAATTACTGGTTCTTTTTGTAATTCGGATGAAATATGCTCCAAGCGCAAATACCCTGAGCTTTTTAGGTTTAAACAAAACGATAATATGTTATGGTTGGACGAAGAAAGATTTTCTAAATTATCATACAGAAAAAGAATTAAAATGCGTAAAATAGTACTACAAATTTGCGCCGAAATGACTAAACCCTAATACTATGCACCCATCAATAATGTTCGGCGGAGAGCCAAAGAAATTTAGTGAATTGCTTGAAATGGTAATGGCGGACATTATTGTCTGCCCCGAAGTAAAACAAGACATCCGCCAATTAAAAGTTTGCCTGATAACTGATATATTTAGCTGTGGCAAGTGTTTAAATGGCTTTTGCGTGGGTTATGAAGATTATCTATCCCCCACTACCTTTATGTTTGACTGTCTTTATGATAAGACCATAGATGAATTAGAGCTAATACTCGCTGAATTGTCAGCGAAATTAAAACTACAAGCAATGTCCGCTATTGAATGGCGAGGCATTAGATAAATTACTCCGCCCTCTTTTGTTCAGCGTTTTCCCTGACAGGTGGATATGAATAAAATGGCGGGGCTTATTGTATTGCAGGACGAATAACGATTTTTTAACTGATAAAATATTAAAGCCATGAATTTCACTTCACAAAGTCACAACCGCAAAAACTCTATCCTAAAGGACGGAACCCACTTGGTAACTATCTCTGAAGTGTCGGACGATTTAGCTAAAGGCTTTCCTTCTCTCTGGTCAGATCGTACACCACAATTAAGATTTAAGTTTAAAAGTGCTTCAGGCGCGTTCATAAGTCAGTGGGTCAACTTACTTGGTTATTATACTAAAGAGTCCATCGGTGAAATAATTCCCGCTCATATCACATTTAAACAGCATCCTGTTTCAAAAGAATTCTTTGCTGTTGATGTTCGCAATAACAAGCGTATTGAGAATAAAGAAAAGACTGCTGTTTGTCATGCTATTATCGGACGCATAGCTTCATCTTCAGGAATGATCGACGGGCAGGATTTTGGTTTAAATGATCTTCTTGGTCGGCAGTTATATATTACTGTGGCTAATGGTAAAGTAACGCATACTCACACTATACAGGAAATGGTTTCTAAATAAAAAAAGCGGGTACTTTGCCCGCCCTATCAGCTCGTTATTGATTCGACTTTCTACTCAGTGTCACCGCTCAAGGACTGCTGCTAAAGCAAAGCGGATGTGTTTATTTTAAGTAAGTTGTTTTCTGAATGTCTCGCTTTTAATTTTAGAAGCCATTTCTTGTACTCGCTTCCATTCTTCATATTCTTTAGGAGTTAAATCATCAGTCGTTTTTGGCTTCCCTTCAGTCACAAGTAAATCATTTGCCTTACAAAATGCTGAGTAAAATATATCAAGCTCTTGTTTGTATAGTCGCGGATAAACCCCCAGCATTGATTCTATTTCCATGTACTCGGCTACTGTACAAGTGACAAAGTAATTCCCTTTAAGATTTAACTGTTTAACTTTCTTAGTCGGTATCTCTCCGTATTTAGGAATTTTATAATTGACGCGGGCTACAATTTGTCCCCATAATCTCACAGTATCATCATCTTTAAACTTAAAGAAATAGTCCGCCGTTTTCTCCCCTTCAATATCTTCAATGGTTAGCTTATGCTTTTTCATTAAGTCATTAAGCATTTTATCGGCGTTAATTTTTTCTCCGCCAATACCCTTATCCGCAAGTGCCTTTAACTTTTTAGCTAATTCTATGTGTTTACTCATTGATCTTAAACATTATTTGATTAACCTCTCCCCACCCCTTAAACACAGGGTGTAGGTATACTGTCTTTCCTTCCTTCATTACACATCCAGCCTTGTGAAGTCTTCCAATCGCCGTCGAAATATTTGCCAGCGGGATGCCTGTTTGCTTTACTATTCTGTTTCTTACATGATGATCGATGTTTATTGTAGCGTCCGCCATTAAAACAAGCTCATTAAGCAACGATAACTCTGTTGGGGAGGTAATGTTCCATTTTAAATAAACAATGCCTTTAAGGGCTTCTATGCGACTTAAGGATATGGTCTTTTGTTTTATGGGTTTTGTTTCTGTTGTAGTGTTGTCGAGCATTTATTCTAATGTTTTATTGCAATTTTGACAAAATTTATTCTTAACATCCGATTCATCATAGCTATTACAGCCACAAATTCTACATTCTATAAACTCTTTACAAATATCGCCACCGTGAAAAATAATTCTATATTGCGGTCTGTTTTTTTGTTCGTATATATCAACAGTATCTGTATGATTACCGCCCATTCTGTCGGAAAAATAAATAAACATTAAAGACTCGCATTTCGCACAATAAATCGCGCCCGTCCACGGTTCTGATTTTTCGCCGTAACTATTAGCCTTATTTCCGCAATTAAGACAACCGCTTTCTTCACATTTATAGCGGGTCATATCAACATCTAATCGTTTAACGAAATGAAAATTATCCTTCACTTCTTGCATTTTAATTTCCTTTGATTTAAGAAAATCATTTATTGATATACCTCGCTCTTTCATTTCCTTATCTCTTTCAATATTTGGTCATTAATAGCCCACAAACTTGCGTTACTATATCCCCCCTCTGCTATCTGATTATAAAGCTTTGTCCATTTTGATGCAGGAGCGCTATACTGTACCATGTACGTTAATCCAAAGTTAATTAAATACTCTGAATTTGATACTCTGAATATTAATCCTTTTTCCACTAACTTAATAAATGTATCTCTTGTGGCGTGTATGTTGGTGGGATAAGAATTCATCGGCGCGATAATTTTATTTCCTGCTTGCTTAAAATTACGCTCTATGGCTTTAATATAAGCCCTGTACTTAATCATTAATCTTGTGGAGTAGGATATGGTATTGTAAACACTACTCTCTTTAATGAGGAAATTAAGTAGGTTGGCTTCATTCTTGTCTAATGCCACTATCAAGTTAAAATAGTTAGGCGTGACAATTCGCTTCTTATTGCTGGGTAGCATCTGCCATAAATTTTTGGCTTCTGTGTTTTTTATTTTATTTGTGTTCATATTTCAATCATTTTATACGGCTTAAATTCACCGCCATTATTTAATGAATTAAGCATTCGTTCCGCTTCTAAAAACATTCTTGGTCTGCCACTATAATGTTCGGGCATTTCGTAGCCATATCTGTCAACAATCTTGTAATATTTTACTGGCACATATTTTATCAGAATCCTTTTTGATTTTACGTTGTCAGCGAAATATATTTCGCCTCCCCTAAGAACAAATTGTTTTCTATCCTTTAGGTATTCATTATATGAATCAACTAAGGCGTTTTCTGGGCTTGTGTATGACAAATGCTCTTTAGTCTCCTTGTCTTTAATCCAAATAACACATTCATACAATGGATTAATTGTAGCCTTTCCGTTTTTAGGATAAACTGTTGTATATTTTGGGATTATCATTCTTCTATTGATATTGCTATTCCGTAAAATATTATTGCTGCTATAAGCAACCATTTCAACCACTCCATTATTTCCTTTTATTTATTTCGTGTATAATTCCAGCAGCCACTATTCCCGCAATCCATCCCATAAAAAACGAACCGTCAACCCCTAAACCAACAACTGTTGATATAATTCTAAACACCATAAACACGGCAACGCATATCAATATAGTTTTCCAATTCATTCTATTTTCGTTTAAAGGTGTTACAAAGTAATTCATCTACAATTCTTGGTGATACTGGAGCAAAACAATGTCCAACAAATCGAGGCATTTTTACAATATCCCTTAATTTAAACACTTCATCTTCAGTTAATGGGTATCTGTCAATACATTCCTCTAAAGTTAAACGAACAACATTGTTCGGGTTTTTGTCTTGTTTGTCCACCATCCGAATTTTAAAGCGGGCTGTTGCGGTCATGTTATCTTGTTCCGAATACAAAGTCATCTTATGGTAAATCCCATATTGCCTGTCAAATTCAGCGCAACCTCTATAACAATCTATTTCCTGTTTCATAATAATCTTAAAATAATCCCCCACCTCAAATAGTTATTCCGCGTTCCACATTCATTAAAAATTAACAAAATCGCGTTTATATTTCAAAGGAATGGGGGAATGGGTTGGTTTTAATATTTAAGTGCGTTAAAATTGATTTATGTGCGTTTTGGAGGTGTTTTAATAGCATCGGCGAGAAAATTTTAACCGCCCGATAAACCTAAGCAACCAGCTTTTTAATTATCTCTCCTCCATAACTATTCTTAGTAAGTTCAATAAACTCCTGAGTAGTCATTTTGCTATTAAGGTCAACGCCCCTCTCTTTTACCCACAAATCCTTTCCTGAACCACAAGAGCCTGTTAATGCAGTGTGCCATTCATAGAATAACTTAGCGGAGTATTTTACATTAGCTTTAAATGTTTCGTGGAATTTTTTAATTCTCTCATTGACATCTAACTGTGAATAATATTTGTTTTCCGCGTCCGCCTTAGCCTCTCGTAGTGTTTTTCCATGAGCAAAGCAACCATTGAACTTGTAAATAAACTGAAGTTCCGATGATAAATCAGCTTTGTTTATAACAGCAACTTTAGCAAAGAGCAAGTCTTTATTTACTGACTTAAAAACACAAGGAATATTATCTACATAATAAACTTTATTTCCCTTGTATGTTTTAAAAGTTAAGCCGTAGCCGTAGCCGTCGCCGTCGCCGTAGCCGTTGCCGTCGCCGTTGCCGTTGCCGTTGCCGTTGCCGTCGCCGTTGCCGTTGCCGTAGCCGTTGCCGTAGCCGTTGCCGTTGCCGTCGCCGTCGCCGTAGCCGTTGCCGTCGCCGTTGCCGTCGCCGTCGCCGTTGCCGTTGCCGTAGCCGTTGCCGTTGCCGTCGCCGTTGCCGTTGCCGTTGCCGTTGCCGTTGCCGTCGCCGTTGCCGTAGCCGTTGCCGTAGCCGTTGCCGTTGCCGTAGCCGTTGCCGTAGCCGTTGCCGTTGCCGTTGCCGTAGCCGTTAATAAATTTTTTAATTAACTTTTCCATGTCTGCACAGAATTTAATGATGCAATTGCTTTATCAGTCATCGGATGAAATTCAATTAAATCAGTGACAACACTCAAATCGTCCGCATCTAATTGTTCTGAGAACTTACAACTGTTAGGCTTTGTCACACCTTGTTTCGCTAATTGACTTGTGTCTAAAGCCCCACTCCAATAGTATAAACGACGAAGTGAATTAATGCCAATTGTTTTACCTTCAATGAAGGAAATTTTCCCCATGAACACCCCTGCGCTATTTGCACGAATGATGTAGAATTTGTTTTTGTCGAACATTTTGTTGTTTTCTGTTTTCATAATAATTGTTTGGTTTTAGTTTATATCGGTTTTATATTATTGATTTATAATTTCTCACAAGCATCAAGTATAGCTTTTATTTCTTCCATTGTTCCCCATGTACAGCCTATCTTCACTTTTTTTGCTTGCATTGTTACTAATTCATATTCCTGACCATCAACATCAAATCGTTCTAATTTCTTTGAGCCAAACATCATTTCTTTGCTATTAACCCAATCATAAATAGCCTTTAATTGTCCATAAGTACCCTTTTCGCCTTTACAAATAATATCAATAACTATTCCTTCTTTCTCAATCGTCACTTCATGTCCGCCGAAAGTAAGGGAGGGTTCTTTTACTATCTCAGCCCATTTGCCTTTTAAATAAATACACCATCCGCAGAAATTCAAATTATCGCTATTAAACTCATAATTATATCCACATTCCTCTGTTAAGGTAATAACCCCCGAAGAACAATTAGGCATTAAATTAATGTCGCGCTTAATCTTATTTCCAACTTTAAACCCCCTCTTTTCTGCCTCTTTCACTAAAGCGTCCTTAACGGTGTTTTCATCCGCCAATTCAAACACGTCATCTTTTTTTGAATAACTAACATAATCATTCTCTTTCCAAATACCACTAGCTAAAATCGCTTCGGAGTACCAAACGGTATCGCCACATTTTTTTTCAAACCTTAACAAGGTTTTCAGTCTGCCATTAACGGTTGTAAAATTAAATATATACCATTTCCCTACTTCAAACTCTGGCTTGGGGTTTCTAAGAGCTTCTATTTCTTTTCCTAAAGCTTCGTGTTTAGCTAATAGTTCTTGGATTTTTTCTTCGTTTGATTTCATAATATTTATCGGTTTTATGATTGTTATACTGTACAAAGATAATAAAGGTTACAATATTTCACAACTTTATTTCTTATTTAGTTGGAGGTGAGGTTATAAAAGTTTTTCTGCCATTAACATAAACTCATCGACCCCGCAATTTATAAATACAGAATTGCCCCTGAAATAATTAATTTTAGCTGTGTGTAAATTGTAAAAAATTGTTTTGCCTCGTCGGGCGATAGAAAAATAACCATCATTCACTTCTTTAACCGTAAATCTATGGCTGATTAACCTTAAAACTTCATTTCTGAAATAATCTTCGTGGTGGGATACTTTAACCATTACTTCTTAACTCTATACTACTATATATATAACTACTATGTTTTTCCATAGTAAACATTCCCAAATTTTGTATGTGAAAATTGTTAAAAAACATAGCTATTCATTGTTTTTTTAAATACTCTGCCATCAAAAACAAATGTCCCGTAATTCAATTTCTTGATATGGTCAGGAATATCCTCAACCCTACAGCCCCTTTTACGTTCACCAGTTTTTTTTAATGATAGCCCAATGTCGTTTAAGGTCATTAGCGCCCTTTCGGCTGTTGATTTAGAAACGCCCATTATCTTTCCAATTGTGCTTAACGGAATTGCTACTGCGAAGGCTTCACAATTTGCTACTCTTAATTTCTTCCCGCTTTTATAGGCTGAATTATAAAGTTGCTGTTTTTCCTCTGTTGAGAGCTTGTCCCTTCTATCTTTGCTGAATTTCGTGTACAATTTACTTTGATAAAGGGGTTTAACTAATAACACCCTTATTAAGCTCCGCAACTGCTTAGTGTTTTCCGCGAGTTTTAATGATATGGTTAAATATTTGGAATTTTTACGAATATCTTTTTTGCCGTTTTCAAGGGTAGTGTATTCATATTCTTTATTAATGCTTTTTAATTTTTTATGTTCCCCCCACGGCTTTATCCATCCGCGATCTAAACAGTCCGCCCACCACTTACGAACAGTTCTCTCGTCCATCCCACAAACGCGCGACATTGATTTAAAAGAAGTGGTATTGTAGATGGTGGAACTCGGGTAGTACTTCTTAAGCAATAGAAAGAAAGCAAAGGCGTTTTGCGCCCGCTTATCCCTTCCTATGTGTTCTTTTAAAAACTGCTTATGTATGTACATATATCCCTTTATAATACGCATCAAATTTGTTGTAAAATGTTTTTAATTTGAAATACAACAAATTTGTTTTGTTTTCCTTAATTCGATTGGGATAGTCTAAAAACACAAAACCCACTCTTCTTTGGAAAAAGTGGATTTATTAATGTTGAGTAGGTTCGTGTCGCCGAAAAATGTCGGTCGCACAGTTTCTATAATCAATAAAATAATTTTAATGTATTTTTTCCCAATTATACATTAATAAATCCGTCATAAAAATACAACAGGACTTACATATATGCAAATATTTTATAGGAAATTTACAATGTTTCTGATTGTCAGGCGATTATTTTTCGGTCTTTGGCTATTTTTATAGCCTTATCAGCTAAATTTTTACAAAGCATCATTCAAAGCTTTTATAGCATTTGCTTCCGCAACCTTATGTTCTTCTTCGCTAACAAACGCAGACTCTTTGTTAAAGAGCATTAAAACTTCATCCAACGCCCTTACTAGGCTTTCTGCTATTTCTTTAGAAACATATTCGCCAGATTGGTCAAGTGGCTTATTAACCACGTACTGTTGTTTCCCTTGATGAAAGGTTAGCTTTAATGGATTTCTTATTGAATTACGCATATTTCTTATCGGGTTTTAATTAACACTCACTACATTTACCTTTCTTCTCAGAACTTGTGCCTACAGACCCGCTATTGCGTAATTGCTGGCATTTAGCGGCGGCATCTGATTGAGTTTTTTCGCAGGACTTCAACACTTTATTGTTTCCGTCCATGACATAAACACAATAGGCTTCATCCGCCGAATTGCCCGATCCTTTTTTCTTACAGCTAACCCCTATCAAAGCAGTTAAAGCCATCATTGTTATTAGTTTTTTCATTTGATTTTTATTAGTTATTAAATCAGTTTATTAGATTGTTATACGGTAATCACAATGTAAAGGTTACAATTTTATGTAATTTTATTTTTAGCCCCTACACTATACAAAGATATAAATTATAGTTACATAAAAATGATTACTTTAACACTATGACCACACATTTAACACTTCTGGTTCATTCAGAATAAATTATGCTCCATATCAATTGCTATTAAAACTATATAAATTCTATTGAATTTGAATCTTTTTGATTATCGACGGTATAAAAATTTGGTCAATTTGATTAAATACTATATCTTTACAATCAAATCACTCTTTAGCTTTTATTCTTAGGGGCTTAAATAGGTTTTTTATCGGTTGGAAGCCTCATGTAAAAGTGGGGCTTCTAAATTTTAAAAGGCTGATGTAAAATTAATATCCCTAACATTCAACATATTACAACATAATTACAATTAAAGTTATAATTAATTGAAACTTTATATCTATCTTTACAGTATAAATAACAAAATAAGTTCATTCATTTATTGGAAATTAAAATTAAGGTATAGAGTATCAATAGGTGTAAGCTAACGATGGGCTGAACACTCTTAGTGCACCAGAGGACAACCGCTGCGGTCTTGAAAAAAAGGCTAATGACAACCACCCTATTGAAAGACAGAAATGTTGGACAGCTATCTTAATTTATTGTTTGCGGTAATCCCCGCGTATACAGGGCTAAATAAATGGCATATCCTATTCACGAGTTGATTTGGGCTATTAGGTTGACCGCCCCGCAAACAAATATTATTACAACCTCCGCGCACTTATTATTAATTTAAAAACCTTTAGGGGGTTTGAAGATTAAGCGGAGGGGTGTATAATTCGGCGGATAACGTTCTTTATATTAATGGGTTTTTCATACCAGACAATTTATTACCGTCCGCCGAATTTTTTAAGAATGTCCGCCATCTCCTCATGCTGGATTAATACGGCAACGTGGGGTTACTGAGAGGAGAGTGTATTGGAAGGGGTTATAGCTGAAAAATACATTTTTTGTGGGGTTCGACTCCCTGCTATGTGGCGCAAAAATGAAGGAATGAGGGACTAAATAACGTTTGGGTCGGCTCAGGGCGCAACTTCTTAATTGATAAAATAGGCGAGTATGAAAAAAGACTTTAAAGATGCCGTTCTCTTTAGGATGCCACAGGTTCGACTCCTGTTTCCTTTACAAAACAAGTTCCAGTTGTCCAGATGAAAGATTCTGTTCTGCGTGTAATAACACGCCCGATACTTTAAAGCGGGAAAAAACCGATAATACAAACATTTAAAACTAAGAAAATGAAAACAGTAATCACAGGAATTTTTGTAGTGTTAAGCTACATTTGCGCCATAGTGTTTAAAATATGGGCTTTAATATCATTTATACTTTATTTAGTAAAAGACCGCCCATTTGATTGGTTTAGCCTATGGCTTTGCATTGGCGGATGGGGAGGGGTTATTGTGTTTGGGCTTCTGTCTATTATATTTAAGCACGTGGAGGCAAAGACAATCCTTAAAAGCAGAACATCTTCTTTTCAAAAGAAGCTTGAAAAAATGGCTGAAGAAAGAAAACAAAAAACACACAATTAAATGCCCGACAACAACATCCAGCCAACAAAAAAGAAGCGTAAACGCATTACGATCAAACCAGAACCAGTGTTTAGTAGTAGCTCTGTTTACGATAAGAAGAAAATAAAGTAATAGAATTTTGTAACCTTTCGATAAAAGCTACGTATAACTATCAAAACCGATAATTATGATAACAAGAATCGCCACCCAAGACTACTCTGAAAGCCAAGTGCTGACAGTAGATGCTGACAAAGAAACTATAGCTAAGATATTAGCCTTTGTCGCCGATCTAAACAAAGAGCAACAAACAAAGCCAAACGATGTAAAATAAATCGCCCGACGAACCAAATAAATAAACCTAACAAGGGGGAATAGACCTCTCAGAGAATTATGCCCGAGATACCTAACGCAATGAATAAGATAGATGAGTCAAACGATATTGACCGCTCAAATGAAAACGACCCGATTCAAGAAAAGATTTGGGAGATTGACAAACAAGCTCAGCAAGCGAAAGATAATATTAAACGTATTGTTGAATTAGAAACCGTTATTAGACAAGCTTTAAATATACTTCCGTTATGGGGAATACCAAATAGTGCTCAGGCAGACCCCGAACATCAAAACGAGTATCAAGCGGTTATACAAATGGAAAATAATTTCCGCTTTATTCTTGGCGAAAAAATAACAGCAACAACAGACCCGCTAAATGATATTGAATTACCTTTTTAAATAACTCCCCCAATACTAATAACTAAATAAATAATATGGGAACGCTAAACAAACAAATAGAAAAATTCTGTGCTACTGCTTACAATGTGCTTAAAGATGAAATTTCGGATAAAGCCTGTTGGACTGAAAGCGGAAGGGATAGAGAAAAATATCTTGACTTCATTATGCTAAAGAGCCATTATTATTATGGTAAATGGGTTGTTTTTGAGGGTGCTGTTTTTTTAATGACCGTTGATGAAAATCTTTTAAAAGAATGGCTTGAAAAATATTCTCCACCCTCAAAAAAAGAAACAGAACCTAAAACAACATAACCCTCACAAATAACTAAAGACAAGTATATGGAAAAGCTATCAAGATTAAAAAAAGGAGATAAAATTATAATTGAATACGGTCACCAAATTCACAAAGCCACCGTTACGGCTAATTTTCCACAATCAAGAAGAATTTATTTAAGCATATCAATTGGTTGTGGGGTCTAATCAGACTAAAAGATTCTAAACGGTACGAGGATTATTCTTTTGAAAATTTTGACATCCTCAACCCCTCTCTTACCTAATAACCTATAAACAAAACCGCTGATGAACCGACCCCTCCATGACCACCCATTTTTCGCTGATACAGACGAACTGGAAGCCTTTGTAAGCAAAGCTATAGATAACAGCATAGATTCAAAATGCGATTACTGTAACCGCCCACAAAGGAATAAAAAGAATTATGAGGGGATATATAGTGTTTGCGAAGACTGCTGGTCAAACAACAAAAACAGGGCTATCTTGGATATACAGGCTCTATATGCTGAGGGGGATGAGCCAATACCATACACTGCTATAAATTCATTCTTCAAAGGATATTGGGAGATTTAAAACAAAATTAAAAACCGATAAAATATATGAAAGAGTTCAATAAGAAAATTCAGGCAAAATTTGCCCTGATGCAAAAAACAGGTAAGCTATTTAGAGTAGCGTTAACGGGTGACCAAATATGGGAATTGTATCTCAATTCATTCCCAGCCGAACAAAACCCTATTTTCCGCGACCCAAACAGTACAACTAAAAACTGTAACCACTGTAAGAACTTTATCCGCCGTTATGGAAATATTGTAGCTGTGGATGAAAACTATGCCATTACAACGATGTTTGATGTTGACGGTGGCGCTGAGTATCAAAATACAGTAGAGGCGCTTACAGCGGCTTTAAAGGGAGCTAAAATCGGGGAGGTATTTTTTGAAACATTCAATGAGCTTAATTCCCTTCCATACGAATCTTGCACTAAAACAAGTAAAGCCTTCCAATTAGGCGTAGCTAGTAATCCTAAACGCTATACAAAAGAAGAAGCGGAAAAATTCGGCGTGGTTAAACCTAACGAAGTTCGCACATTTAATCACTTACATTTGTTTGTGGACGCTGAATTTGTGGACAAATCTGGTAACTCCGTTGAATCTATAATGGGTAATTTCCGTGACGCTAAGAATGTGTTTCAAAAGGCTATGGAAACTATTTCTATTGATACACTACAATTAGTGAAGGATTTAATCAATCAGGGGTCATTACTGGACGGCACAACACATCTTTATAAAATTGAGCAAATCATCCCGCTTAAAAAACAATACGATGAATTGTCAGCTAAACAACGCGATAATTATTGTTGGATAGCTTCTTACAAACTACCGTTCGCTAAGTTTAAGAACGAACTTATTGGAACACTTTGTACAGAACTATCTGAAGGCAAAGAATTGAACGATGCTTGTCAGGCATGGAACAAACGTGTTGACCCCGCAAATTACATGAAGGCTACCGCTCCTATCACAAAGAAGCAGATAGAAGAAGCTAAGAAGTTTGTACAAGAAAATGGATATGAAGAATCTTTTAACCGCCGTTTTGCTCATATTGATGACATTAAAGCTTCAGAAATATTACACGTTAATGTTGGTAAAGGCGATATTAAATCAGTATCAATATTTGATAACATTAAATCGACATCAACCCGCCATAAACGCGCCGAATTTGATGGTGTAGAAGAAGTGACAATTGATAAGTTTATGAAGGATATACTACCGTCATGTACATCAGTAGAGGCTTTCTTTGCTAATAATCATCAAGGCAGCCTTGTATCACTCACTACATCTTGCGCTAATGGTTCATCAAAACCAATGTTCAAATGGGCTAACAACTACTCATGGACATTCAATGGTAATTTGGCTGGAAATCT